GTCAACTACTCGTTTATTCGCAATAACTACGTCATCCCCAAGGATAGCGTAGTCTGGGAACCAGTCCCCGGGTTTCACCACTCCAGCCCTGTAAGCGGCCCACTGCACCACAGCGTGGTGAGTGAACGCTAACATGGCCCAACTGGTCAATGCACCCATTGGTTGTCCGACCGCATACCATACCTCCGTCAGTCCTGTGGCCTCTCGGCCACGTTTCGGAAGGGAGTATGGTCTGCCCACTAAGAGTGTCATCCACAGGTTCGCCGCATGGGCGCCGATAAAGGCGCTTAGCAGTGTAGCCTGGAAGACGACAGGCAATCGATCAGTAGCAGCTGAGAGATCAAGACTATACAGTTCTTGGCCTCTCCCCCCAAGCTCACTAAGGTGAGCCAGAGGGCGCTCCTGATCGAAAGTCCCATCTTGCGGAATTAACCGCAAGATCTCAAAGAGGCGATCATGCAACGGCTTCATCAGCCATTGCGTGATAGGGTCGACCATCGCAAAAGTTCGCACTTTACCAGCCGGTTCATCCTTGAACCCCAATTTACCTAGGCTCTCTCCACGAATATTATGTTTCGCGGTGAAAGCCAAGGCCTCCTCAAACCAATTGAGGAATCGGGTGTTCTTCGTCGTACGCAACCAATCCCTTAGGATCGGAAGCAACGGCGAACTCCTCCACGCCGAAATGGCACAGATTACTCCCGTAATGGAAGTAGACTGTACCTCAACGGCAGCAGGAGTAGATGACAGGTTGACAAAGGGAGATAATCGAAGTGACTTAAGGGCATCTAAACGTTCATGAAACGAGTCCCACAACCAGTCCGTGCTGAATTTCTTCAGTAGGACCGGTCGTAGAACCTCGCACACGTACGCTGAGAAGCCTGGAAGGATGTCTGGAACAGACGATCCCTCCAGGTACCCTGCAGTCACAGTCGATAGTTTCACGTTCCCTGGAAACTCAACAACTCGATAAATCGAGAAGAGAGTAGTCCAGAGACGGATATGGAAAGGAGACCCCTTCCGAATCCAAACCCTGTGAAGGGCTGGGATACAGAGTGGGAGTCCTGTCGATGTCCGTTGGAAACGACACCCTAAGGGTGTCATATCCTTCAGTGAACCTCCTGCGACGGCCTGTTGAAAATTCACGTACTGCGCCTTCATGTAAATTACAAGAAAGCGCGGTCCGCTTGTTCTCAGC